TTGTGTGCCTTGAGCAAGTCCATACGCTGTGCTTGCGTTATCAAGTACGGCTTGTCCATATCTAGTTTCTCCATTGTCAATCTCCTTTTTATGTGAATCGTCCTATAATTCCAACGATAGTGTGATAGCCTATCCAAGCAAAGGAACCTAGCACTGCTGCAAACAGGGCCATCTCAATGCCATCATGGGTGAGGTAGTAGTACTTTACCTTGTGCCATAGCTTACGCATCGTCCGTCTCCTCTCGACCTTTGAGGGGCATCAGATGTATTTTCCAAGTAGTCATATTGTCTGCATCCCATATGGTTTGCAATGCGTCCTCGTGTGCTTCATCAAAATCTTTACCGTCACATTCAAACACGTGTTCCACAATCACTGTGGCTTCCCATATCTTACTCATGCTCACTGCCCTCTATTTCGTGTGCCTCTATACATTCAGCAGTGCCGACATGACCACCTGTCAGGTTTGCCCACTCTGTATCGGCATTCGCTTCTGCCTCTGCCAATGAGTTACCTGTTACAATAACCCTGCGTTCCACTGTACCCATTACTAGTATTGAGTATGTTTTCTTACTCATGCTCACCTCCATTGCCTCTACCCAAGCCACCAAAGTAATTAGGCTTACGCTTGGCTGTTTCAAACACACCTGCCGTGATGAACACACCAGCAATCAGCAGGGCATGGGCTATGGCACTGATACCAAAGACAGTGATGGAACCCACAGACATGGCAAAGATAATGCACCACATCCATGCCAGCACCTGCATAACCATGTGCCGTGTGTTTGTGTCAGGTATGTGTGACAGCGGATTGTACCGCCAGTCCATGATTAGTCGCCATGTCTTAATCATTGTCAAACTCCTTGACCCATTCCAACTCAATGCGTTGCTTTGGATACAGCGCAGCAGCCATGTCCATGACATGCTCTACTGCGTTATCCCAAACACTCTCCTGCAGGGCAGCGGGGTGGACAGTTACCTGCCCACTCTCTGCGCCAATCTTAATACCAACTTCCCAATACATTACGCCACCTCCTTCTGTATACGTGGTGTAAGGATACGCTTACCAGAACGGGGATGCACTGGCAGCTTTGCTTTACCGCGACTTTCACGGGCAAGTTCCTGCATGTTTGATACATGATACTGCCCAAGGTCAATAGCTAGAACAGTCTCGCGGTCTTTGCGACGGACAGCAGCACCCAGCGTCTTGTGCATCTGGTCAAGCCAGATACCAGCGACACATTCACCAGTGTACTGTATGTATCCACCTGCCTCTGACTTCACGTCACGTGAGCCACCAAGCACAAGGTCATAGAACTTGACCCGACCCATAGGCTTGCCATAATACCGGCGATACAGTGTCTCCACCTTAATCAGCTTGGCTTCCAATTCAGGTGAAGCAATCACCTGTCCTGTCTTGCCTGTTGAACGCTTGAAGTATGTGCCTTTGGCGATGGTGTTCTCAATGGTAAGTGTTGTCATGGTAATATCTCCTTTGTGTTGGTTAAGCTGCTTTGACGACAGGCTTGCCGTCACTGTTAGTCCAGACGGTGATAACGTGTGCATCTGTCACTGGTTCGCCAGTGTCCTTGAATACAAACGTGTCATTGACGTAGGGGTTATACGTCACGTCACGACCTTTGAAAGTCGCTAGTCCATTGCGTAGGCTCACCTCACCTACAGCAAATGCGTGTACATTCTTCTTGCCTTCACGGCGCACCTTTGCCTGACCGGCAGGACGTACTACAAACTTGGCATCTGCCAATGTCAGGGCAGTCACATGTCTTATGACACGCCCTGTCTTGCAGTTCTGTACGGACCAGCATTTCTTGTGAAGGTTCCAGTATAATCTTGCTCTAAGCATAAATCTTCTCCTGTGCTATACGCTTTGCCTTACGTGCCGCATTGCGGTCACGCTTCCAGTCATCACGCTTTGCTTTGCGTGGCTTGGTCTTGAGGCTCTTCATCTTTTCAATCTTGATTTGCATTGTTCCGCTTCTCCTGTTTCTTGCGGTTGTATGAACCCTTGCCCTTCTTGGGCGGGACTGTGGTAGCACGGCGTCTCGCTTGTGCCAACGCCTTTGCTACAGGATTGATGGGCTTGATACGCATTGTCATTCTCCTTAGTCCGACAGCGGACCAGTCTAGTATGTCTAAGTGTAATACACTTTCACTAAAGTTCAAGTGTTATTACACATAAGACATACATAAGGGTTTTAGGCAATGCCGTGCTGCTTTCTCCATGTCACCCATGTTACAGCTTGCAGTTCATATGCCTTGAACCTGCGGCCATTGACGGTGCAACGCTTGGCAGCTTGGCGGTATGCCTCTTGAAGATTGGCATACTCTTTGACACCGATATTGGTTTTGTTGTCGGTCAGATTGACACGCTCATTGTATGCAATGTTACGAGCATGGCCGTCTATGGTGCAAGTGTCCTCGCCCATGATGTTCTCGTAGAAGCACACAATCTTGCGGCCATTGAGCATCTCTTTTGTCTCATCCACTATAACAGTGTCATGCTCCACAAGGCGAATAGGCCGCTCCGAAAGGATGCTCCACGCCTTGCGCTTCATTGCGCTGTATGTACAGACAGACACGCTGTCTATATCACGGCCATTGACAAACGCATCAATCAAATCACGAGCATTTGTGATGTTGGTAGACCAACGATTGTTTGGCGACAAGGCAGCGACAACACCTACCACGATGTAGACAGGCAGTGTGCATGTGCTGTACTCTTCGGCGATAGTGCGGCACTCCTCATATGCTTCAGCGTACCACGCAATGCCATGCGCCACGTCCTGTGGCTTGGCACGTCTGCGGCAAGCGATGATGTTCTTGATAGCGATTTCCATGTTGAACTCAATAGGCATGTCAAAATCTCCTAGATGTGTCATCTGTGAATTGCGAATAGGTCATAGGCACGTCACGGCCATAAACGATAGTATCGTTCTGCCAGTCTACGTCACCGTCCATACGGTAATCCTGCCAGCAGGTATAGTAATCGGGCTTGCCCCACACTCTTACAGCGGCGGCATAGTCGCTAGACTTGAACCCGATGCCAACAAAAACAATCATGTCAAACCTCACTGTAATCTGTGATAGCGTCAAGACGCTTAACAACCGCTTTGCCAAGCGGCGTGAAAAGAATGCCGTGTTCCCACACAAAGTGTTCAATGTCCTGAACACTGTATGGCTTAACGCCATTGGTGTGGTAGCCAAAGAGCCATGACAGTGCATCGTCTACAGACGGCGCACCAGCCCTCATTGTGGCACGGATGGCATCACGAAACTGGCGGCATGACCGCTGCTCCGCACTAGCCTCTTCGGCATCACGCTGGTTGGACTCAGCCACGAGGTCATCCCACACGACCTGCTTCTCAGCAAGCGGCAAGGTATCAAACCATACGTCCCAGTCATAGGACGGACGGCGACCACGTGCCTCTTTGTGAAGGTCACGGATAAGGTCAAAATCTTGCTGTGTCATGTTTAACTCCATTTGGTTGGTCCGCTGTCGGACCAGTTAAGTAATATCTAAGTGATAACACACTTTCACTAAAGTTCAAGTGTGCTTATCACGTAAGATATACTAAGATTTGAGCCATTCGTCAATGGTGACAACAATGCCGATAACAATCGCGCTTGAGCCAATTACCGCCCAGAAGGAGATAGTATCTCCGGTGTGCAAGTAATCAAGGAAGGCCCAAAAGCCAACGATGAAAGAGGCATAGAACATTGCAATATGCAATAACAGATTAATCCAAGCAAACATATTTAACTCCGTTAAGTTGGTCCGATGTCGGACTAGTCATCACAATCGGCAATCATCTTTTCAAGAAGAGCCATTGCCTCGCGCTCTTCATATGCCGCTTGCATTGCGGCCTGTTGGCCGGTGACATAGCACCGAAACTCTGGTCGAGTTTCTGGTTCATAGACTCTGCTGTAGCCAGCAGTGTCCACACTGCGCCACGATGAGCCTAAAGGCTTGTGCCTTCCCAAATCTACGATTTGACCACGTTTTGCCATACTTTATCTCCGATAAAAAGGAGACAGCTTACGCTGCCTCACTGTTGAGAAGTGACTGTTGCTCTTGCAGAGCAAGGAGCAAATCCTTGAAGGAGATGCCGTTGGCATCACACTGAAGCATAGCTTCAAAGGCAATGTCTTCGGCACTCTTCGGAGAAGGAACAGTCTCTGACTGTGTTTCACCTTCGGTGCTTGGTCCGCTGTCGGACTTGTCTTCACCTTCGGTGTCTGTAGCCTTTGGCTTCTGTAGCTTCGCTACCTCTGAAAGCAAGGCTTTCATAGAAGCAAACTTGCCAAGCAAATCGTTTTCAACGATGAAGTCAAAGTTCTGAAAGAACTTCAAAGCCTCTTGCCGACGTTGCTTTGCAACGGTATGAAGATTGGCATCCTTCAGCAAAGCTGAATCCATCCGAAGGCCACCAGATTCTTGCAGAATCTTGTCAAGGATTTCTCCAAGGGAGAACCAGAAACCGTCTTTGACGGTCAGAGCCTTGAACCGACTCTTGTCGGTCTTGACCAAGGACTTGTCCCAACGGGACAGCACTAAGCCTTTGGCTTGAAGAGTATTGTTAGCTTCAGCAAGCTGAACATGGAAAGGAACTTTTTTGGAAGGTTGCTGTTGCATCCTTATCTCCTATTTGTAGGTTTCTAAGGGATTATCCCCTTTCACTAAAGTTCAAGGGGTAATCCCGTGAAACCGTAAACAAATAGAGAGATAGTTTTGGTGGCGGCAGTTGATTGGTTCCAATGGCTTTGCCATATCCTCTGCCCCTGCAGTTCCACGTGGTTGCAGGAATAACAAGTTATTCCGAAACTCAGCGGGAGAACATCATGCGCGTGAGGCTGACGGTAGGGTGTTGCAAAAATGCAACATCAAAGATGTTGACTGGTCCGATGTCGGACTAACTGGAGAAACATCAAAGATGTTGTAGGTTTGTCGATGAGCATTACAACTTGTTGTAAATCTGTGACGCTGCCCCTTTCACCTCTTGGTGAAGATGGCAACTGATACCATAACAGTTGTCTACAACTGTCGATGGTCATTCAAGACACAACATCTTGATGTTGTCACCAGCTTTGAGACAAGATGTCGTTGATGGCTCTCTACCACAGGCCATGCCAGCGCAGAACTGCGCCCACATGCGCAGGGTAGGGCAGGGGCCACCGGGGGGTAGCGTAGTAGTATATACACATAAATACACAGATTAGGTAAATCTAGTGTTAACCACAGTAGCAACTGACAATACGT